GAAGTCGCTAACCCACATGTAGGAGATGACTTTTGATTTATCTTGACCTAGAAGCCAATGGCCTGACTCCCGACACCATCTGGTGCGTTGTTACCAAGGAGAATGATGTAACTCTGGTACACAAGGACCCAGAAAGCCTCTCAGAAGCCCTCAGAGGCTCTCAGAGCGTCGTTGGTCACAACCTAATAGGTTACGATGTCCCTGTCCTAGAACGTCTCTGGGGCATCACAGTTGACTCTGGGAGGGTCCTAGACACTTTGGTTTTATCACGTCTGTGTGAGCCAAGTAAGTCAGGTGGACACTCCCTCAGAAACTGGGGCAATGACTTAGGCTTCCCAAAAGGTGACCACAGTGACTGGTCTCAGTTGTCACAAGAGATGATTGACTACTGCATACAGGACGTGAACGTAACAGAAGCAGTACACCAGAAGTTGGTACAGGAGATGTCTTGTTTCTCACCTGTCAGCATTGAGCTAGAGCATAAAGTGCAAGTAGCAGTGCAGCAGCAGGAGAAAAACGGTTGGGTTCTGGACCAGTCTTTGGCTAGAGACCTGTGTTCCACATTTAAGGAGAGAATGAATGACATTGAAGAAGAGTTACAGAAGAAGTTCCCACCCATTGTCCATGAAAGATGGTCAGAGAAGACAGGGAAGAGGCTTAAGGACAAGGTTGAAGTCTTTAATGTGGGTTCTAGGCAGCAGATTGCGAAGAGACTTGCGGGACTTGGGGTACGCTTTGACAAAGTCACAGAGAAGGGTAACCCAATAGTCGATGAAGCAGTTCTTGACACCATCAATCTACCGGAAGCAAAGGTCGTCAGTGAGTACTTGATGCTACAAAAAAGATACGCACAGGTCAACTCATGGCTACAGCACGTGAAGGAAGACGGTAGGGTACATGGACGTGTCATCAGCAACGGTGCAGTCACAGGACGTATGACGCACCAGTCACCCAACATGGCTCAAGTACCTGCAAGTCATAGCCCGTATGGACACGAGTGTCGGTCCTGTTGGACTGTGCCTGAAGGTAAGAAGCTAGTAGGTTTCGATGCCAGTGGTCTTGAGTTGCGTATGCTGGCTCACTACATGAAGGACGAGGTTTACACCAATGAGATTATCAACGGAGACGTACACACGGCTAATCAGAAACTTGCAGGACTTGAATCAAGAAATCAGGCTAAGACTTTTATCTATGCCCTACTATACGGCGCAGGAGATGCTAAACTTGGAGCAGTGGCTGGAGGAGGTAGAAGAACAGGCAAAAACCTTAGAGAATCTTTCCTCAGTAATCTACCAGCATTCGCAGCTCTTAAGGACAGAGTTTCAAATGCGTCAGCAAGAGGTTACCTCACAGGACTCGACGGAAGGAGACTCCTAGTTAGGTCGGAACACTCAGCGTTGAACACGTTGTTACAAGCAGCAGGAGCAATCGTGATGAAGAAAGCTCTGGTGATACTGGACGACTACGCAACTCGCTGGGACTTGGACTACAAGATTATAGGTAATATCCATGATGAAGTTCAGACAGAAGTTGCAGAGAAAGACGCAGAGAAGTTTGGTTGGTTAGCAGTAGAGTGTCTCAAGGCTGCAGGTATTGAGTTTAACTTGAGATGCCCTTTGGACGGTGAATACAAAGTTGGCACAACATGGGCTGAGACACACTAAGGAGAAGCAATATGATTTATACTAAAGAAAATGGGAAGTACAAAAACTGTAACCCTGAAACTAAACGCAAAGAAAACAATCTTAGAATGTACGTCAACGGTAAACACGTACCTAAGACACACCCTTTGCACAAACCCGGACGCTACAAGAACTTTGAACAAGCAGCCTTCAGTAGTTTGTCCAAGTACGATAGTAGTGTCGAGGGTCAGGTGTACGCTATAACTAATCCTAACTTCCCTGACTGGGTCAAGATAGGCATGGCTATAGACGCTGAGGACCGCTTGAATGGCTACCAAACTTCTTCCCCATTTAGAGATTATGTGTTACAATATAAGTATGATGTGAACAATCGTCGAAAGGCAGAATCACAGGCACACACAGAGCTACAGAAGTCCTACGAACGTAAGGGCGAGTGGTTCAAATGCACACCGGAGCAGGCCAGAGAGGTTGTCTCTAGTACAGCGGAGGAGTACAAATGAAAAACACTTACAACCTCGTGAGTGACATCTACAACCTAGTGTCTACTAAAGACGTAGCAGAAGGAGTAGACATCGAGAGCTGCATTGAGCAGTTTGGTGAGAACGTCAAGGACCTCATGCGTAAGGAGTTTACAGAGGTCAGAGACGACTCACGTAAACTACGTATGTCCAACATAGGACGTGAGGAACGTTTCCTCTGGAATGTGTACAACGACGTTGACAAAGGCGAGGACTTAACTCCTAATACCTACGTCAAGTTCCTCTATGGGCATCTGATTGAAGAACTGCTACTGTTCCTCACAAGAGCTGCTGGTCACCAAGTGACAGATGAGCAGAAGAAGTGTGAGGTCAACGGCATCAAAGGTTCTATGGACTGCAGGATAGACGGGGTTGTGACTGACGTGAAGTCTACTTCCACCTACGGCTTCAAGAAGTTCAAGGAAGGGACACTAGCCTACGACGACCCTTTTGGGTACATAGGACAGATTAAAGGCTACGCTCACTCAGAAGGTGAAACTAAGTTTGGCTGGCTGGCAATGGACAAACAGAATGGTCACCTGACTTATCTGCTGTATGACTCTGAGGACACGCAGGCACCTGTGTACGACCTTATCTCTTATGACATAGGAGAAAGAATCAACCAGATAAAAAAGATGGTAGAGCAGGAGGAGCCACCAGAGGTATGCTACGAAACTATCGCAGATGGCAAGAGTGGCAACCAGAAACTCGCTATAGGATGCTCCTACTGCTCGTACAAAAAAGAATGTTGGCCTTCCTTAAGAGGGTTCGCGTATTCAGCAGGTCCACGTTATTTAACAGAGGTATTCAATGAGCCGAAAGTACAAGAAATCGAAGTTTCGTAGTGTTTTTGAGGAACACACAGCGGAAGTACTGAAGGGTTTTGAGTACGAACCCTACACAGTACCTTACACAATACACAGGAACTACACACCGGACTTTGTACACGTCCCCAGCAACACGCTGGTTGAGTGCAAAGGTTTCTTCAGGGAAGGAGACACTAAGAAGTACACTAGCATCAGAGACAGTCTTGAGGACTACCAGAGCCTTGTGTTTGTTCTTATGAATCCAAATAAAAAAGTAAGGAAGGGAGGTAAGATTACTATGTCTCAATGGTGTGAGAAACAAGGTCTTGATTGGTACACATTAGATACGCTACAGGAGTTGATGGACGATGTCTCTAACAATGGAGGAAATTAAGGAACTTCTACTTCGCAACTACGACCCTGAAGACTTTCTGGAAGCACTGGAGATAACTTCCGAAGAGCTTCTGGACAGGTTTGAAGACAAGCTGATAAACAAACTAGAGGTATTCGCGGAAGAGCTAGAGGATGAAGAGGAGAACGAAGATGAGTATTGATTTAGCAACGGAAAAAGAGTGGGACGCTCTGGTTCATAGACCACCTCACTACAATCAGGGAGGCATGGAAGCCATTGACTACATTAAGCAGCAACTGGGTGACGGTATTGTTGACTACTGTCAAGGCAATGTCCTGAAGTATCTGCACCGCTGGCGCTACAAGAATGGTCTACAGGACCTGAAGAAAGCACAGTGGTACTTAAACAGAATGGTCGAGGAACAGGAGGCTGTAGAATGAAAGTGATTGAAGGAGGTTTCGACCAAAAGAATAAAACAGACGAACTCACTGTGCCTATGGTGTTTGACGCTATCGTCGCTAAGGAAGACTTGGAAAGCTACGACGAGGCTTTCTGCGTTGTTAAGTCAGAAGACTTCATCCTTGTTTCTACGAACATGGACACAACAGGGCTTTACTTCCTGTTGGACCAACTGAAGATGTCACTAATAACCGGAGGAGAATACGAACTATAATGGACGCATATCAAGAATACATACATAAATCAAGGTACGCCCGTTACCTGCCTGAAGAACAGCGCAGGGAGACGTGGGAAGAAACTGTGAACCGTTACTTGGACTTCTGGGTCAGTAAGGAGAAGTTGTCTAAGAAGGAAGCTAAGGACCTCTTTGACCCTGTGCATGATTTAGACGTAATGCCCAGCATGAGGGCACTGATGACTGCAGGTGAGGCTTTGGACAGAGACAATGTCGCTGGGTTTAACTGCTCCTATCTACCTATAGACCACCCTAAAGCCTTTGACGAGATGATGTACATACTTATGTGTGGCACAGGAGTTGGCTTCAGTGTGGAACGTCAGTACATCACTAAACTACCAGAGGTTGCAGAGAAGTTCCATGACACAGATACAGTTATACACGTCGCTGACAGCAAAATTGGATGGGCTAAATCTTACAGGGAACTTATCGCGATGCTCTTTAGCGGTCAAGTACCCAAGTGGGACGTTTCTGGAGTTAGACCTGCAGGGGCAGCCCTTAAGACCTTCGGAGGTAGAGCGTCTGGTCCAGAGCCTCTTGTTGACCTCTTCCAATTCACCGTGGAAGTCTTTCGAGCATCTGCTGGACGACGGCTCAGTTCCATCGAGTGTCACGACCTCTGTTGTAAGATTGCACAAATCGTTGTCGTTGGGGGAGTCAGACGCAGCGCCCTCATCAGTCTCAGTAATCTTACCGACGACAGAATACGACGAGCTAAATCAGGGCAGTGGTGGGTAGATAATCCTCAGCGTGGCTTGGCTAATAACTCAGCTTGTTACACAGAGAAGCCTGACTTTGAGGCTTTCCTGAACGAGTGGAAGTCTCTGTATGAGTCACGGTCAGGCGAGAGAGGTGTCTTTAGTCGTGTCGCTAGTCAGCGTCAGGCAGAGAAGAACGGACGTAGGGACGCAAGCTTTGACTTTGGTACAAACCCATGCTCAGAGATTATACTTAGGCCCTACCAATTCTGTAACTTGTCTGAGGTAGTGGTGAGGGCTGAGGACACACTAGAGACCTTACGTATCAAGGTCAGGTCCGCGACTGTCCTAGGGACGCTACAGGCTACCCTGACTGACTTCAGGTACTTGCGTAAGATATGGAAGGACAATACGCAGGAAGAGGCGTTGCTAGGAGTGTCACTCACTGGCATCATGGACCATCCAGTTATGTCAGGGAGGAAGAGCCGTGAAGAACTTAAGCAGTGGCTCACGCAGCTTAAAGAGGAAGCTATTAAGACTAATCGTACTTGGGCTAAACGTCTTGGCATCAGTGTTAGCACTGCCATCACTGCTGTTAAGCCTTCCGGTACTGTATCTCAGTTGGTGGATAGCGCATCAGGCATCCATCCTAGATACGCGGAGCAGTACATACGAAGAGTAAGGGCAGATGCACGAGACCCACTCTGTGCTGTCCTAGAGGCTGCAGGAGTTCCTGTGGAGATGGACGTAACTTCTCCTACTACTAAGGTCTTCTCGTTCCCCATCAAGTCTCCTAAGCAGGCTGTAGTAGCGACTGATATGGGAGCTATGGAGCAGTTGTGTCTGTGGGAGATATATCAGGACTACTGGTGTGAACACAAGCCTTCCATGACTTGCTACTATAGGGACGATGAGTTTCTGGAGGTAGGGCAGTGGCTGTACAATAAGTTCGACAAGGTTAGTGGCATTAGCTTTCTACCTTACTCAGAACACACGTACCAGCAGGCACCCTATGAACCTGTGGACTCAAAGACGTACCAGCAGCTAGTCAAGGAGTTTCCTAAGACTATCGAGTGGGACATCGTTGAGGAAACAGACATGACTGAAGGGTCACAACAGTTGGCCTGTGTTGGTAACAGTTGTGAAATTTAAAGTGAAACTGAAGGGGTCTTAAGTGACCCCTATCTTTCTCTTGCAGTACCTGCTGTCAAAGCACCTGCAGCAGCCACGTTTTTAAAATCAGAAGGACGTAAGTTAGACACAGGTTGTTTCTGTAAACCTACTGCTGCTTGCTCTAACATTCCTTTAGGCTGTGCGTTGACAGGCTCTGCTCCCATCTCCTGCAACTCTCGTTGGAAAGTTTTTTTATCAGGACTAGGTTTCGACGTAGGTGCCTTACGAGGGACAACAAACATGTTGTAGCCATTAGGAGAAGTGACTGATAAAACTCTTGAGTCACCGGGAACAGTTTGTCCAAAAAGGTCATTCTCGTCGTTAATGAAATGCACAAAGTCTCCTTTTTTATTCATCATGAACTGGTCATTGACCCCACCTAAACCTTTTGCAGAGGACAGGTGCGACTGTTCAAAGTAAGCAGTTCCATCACGGACATCAACTGTTTCTGACTCTCGTTGTATTCTAGCCTTCATACCGTCGTATATTTCTTTTTGAGGTTTTCTGAACTTTACCCCGTCTTGCTCCATCTTCTTGTACTTGTAGTACATATCAATTGTATCTTTACTTGCTCTTCCTTTTGTACCGTACCTCTTAAGCTCAAGTTTATCATATAAATACTGCTCATAACGATTAACTTCTTTACCAGTGCTTAGGTTATATAACTTATCGTCTGGTAGTCTGGTCATGGCCACTGTTTCTCTCAGTTCTTGGTCTGAGAAGTTTTTCTTTTCTGGAAAGTACTCTTGTAAACTACTTCTAGCATGGTAAATCCTAGTTGCTTCTTTACTAGGACCTCTCAAGCTTTCTTTTGAAATGTCAGAAAAAGCAGTAGGGTTTCTAATAACAACTTCTACTTTTTCGTTGGGTCCTATACCCTGAGCTTTTCTTATTTTTTCTTCTATTACGGCTAAGTTATTTTTGTCTAGGGATATCCCTTTTTGTGCTAAGGGTTTGGACAAAGAAGCAGCTTGGGCAAGAACTTCAGGACTTAACGTACCTCTGCCCATAGCCTGTACTTTTTCAAAAGACTTTATAACTCCCTGAGCTTGTTCTCCTCTTCCGGTTTTTAATAACTGTGTCTGGTCCAACTGGCCTTCTAAGAAGGAAAGGTCTTGGTTGAAGTCTGCTAGAAACTTAGTTTCTTCTTTGGTCTTTTCTCCCTTACTTTTACCTCTGATTTCAGCAGCTCTTTTTCTTCTTTCAGGCGTTATCCTAGAGGCTTCTCGTCTCACAGACATAGGAACACCTTCTCTACGAGAGGCTGCTGCTTTAGGACTCAGGGTGTCATATAAACCAGTAGGAGCAGTTCTAGCTATAGAAGCAACCTTACCTAACTCACCAGAGCCGTAGAAAGTCGGTTGTCTATTAGGAGCTTCTAGAGACAGGTCACGGAGCATACCACCTTTTGCTGCTTTTGCTGCGGGAATTACAGAAAGGTCCATAGCGTACCCCAACCGTTTCATCATTTGGGGGTTTTCTTGCATGTACTGCATAGCTACCTGAGCAGCTTCCGTGTCTTTTATTCCTTCAGCGACTTGGTCCAAGCCTTTTTTTATAAATTCAGGAGTGACTGCGGAAACTGCTTCTCCCGCTAAGGAAGCTGCTTCTCCTACAGCAAAAAGAGGAACGTCTGTTAAAAGACCTAAAGCATTTGCCCCGCCTTGTAGCATCTGGTCTCCAACACCAATTTCTCCTTCTTGGTATCTTCTGGTTTGTTCCATGAAGTCGTCATAACGCTTTCCCGGAAGAGAACTTACCCTATTATAAAAATCCTCAAACGCCATTATTTTCTTCCTCTTGTCTTGCTTCGTTCATTAAGTAAACAATGTAAGCTCTGTCAGCCTTTAGTTCTGAGACTAGGTTCTTATCACTTTTGTAAACTTTAATCGCCTTGTCCATACCGGAAAGAACTTTAGAATAAAACTTTAGGCGTATTTTCTTGTTGGACGCTTTAAGAACACTGTAGATACCTACTCCAGCGCCTGCACCTAAAACAGCCCCAGTCCCTACTCCCATTCCTGCCACTGCGCCTGCTACTGCAGCTCCACCAGTTTTTAAAGTGGCGTACAGAGCAAGAGGAGTGGAAGGTAGGTTAGCAACTTTTGATATTTTTTGTACAGCCCTTGCTATTCTGTTGTTTCCTTCTCCGTACATCTTGTTACGTAAGACTGAACGAGCAGACAAAAGATTGTGCATACGGTCAAGAGAGTTATGAACAACTTCTCCTTCGGTAATGTCTTTAAGTTTATCGTTCATTACGTTTCTTATGAATCTACCTGCAGCGCCTTTTGCTGTTTCTACAGTAGGGTCTAAAACGTCTCCTTTTCTTGGGCCAGCGTTTACAAAACTGTCAAACTCTCTTCTAGCGGCTAAAAGACCTAAAGCATTAGGCTCTTCTTTATTTACGGTTTTTAGCGCAATGTTAGCGTATTCATTTGCTTTCTTCTGAGCTTCTCGTGACAGTGCAACATAATCTTTAGATTCTTTTAAGCCTGCGAAGGCTTCTTGCATAGACTCCACAAGTTCTTGTCTATTGTACGCAGGGTTTCCTGACTTATTTATAAAAGCAATTAGTTCGTTGTTAGCTTTTTTTACTTCGTCAGATACTACGGTATGTGCGCGAGCATAGTGAGTGTTAGGGTCTAAATCATCAACAGTCTCTAGAGTTCTACGCATCATCTGTTCTCTTTCAGAAGGAACATAGACTGTCCTGTCAAGAGGTCCTCCAATAGACCTAAACTCCCCTCCATAACCAGATTCACCAACAATTGTAGGGTCCATCAGTTTATTAATACCCGCTTGTTTTTCTTCTAAAACAGCAGTGTTGTACTTTAGTTTTGCTTTTTCTGCTGGAGCAGCCATGTCTATCTTAGAAGTAGGAGCTAAAGCTGCAAAAACGTCCACGTAAGTTTCAAATGTTTCTGCTAACTGTGGGTTGTTTTTAGAAAACTCAGAGTAAACTTCCCAGCCAGCGCCTAAAGCCTGTCCAGCCTGTTTTATTCCGGGCATGTTTTTTACTTTAGACCACCCTTCTTCAAAACCCTCACGCACAGAGTCTGAAATAAGGATACCTGCTCCTCCTGCTAAAAGCTCGCCTCCTGTCCTGAGAGCCTGAGAAACAGCAACAGAACCCAAAGCTGCAGCTTGGGCTTTTCTAATGGAAGGGGACTCGCTTATGTCAGAAGGTATTTCAGATGTTATTCTCCCTGCTCTTTCAGGAATCTGCCCCAGACCTTCAGAAAGTATCTCCATAGGGGAAAACTCAGAAGCTCTTTGTTGAATCTGCTCTAAGTAAGGAGTTTCTGGGGGAGTGTAGCCTTCTGGGTATAAAACAGCAGCTTCTTCCGCAAGCTCTTCAGCAGTTGTTTGGTCTCCTGCAGTAAGAGCCATTTGAATAGCATTTTTGTACTGTTCTTGAGTGTACTGCATAGTTACCTCTTTTTATGGGGCTGTGGCTGCGTCAAGAAAACTATCTGCTGCTTTACTACGGACAGGAGCAGGACCTTCGTCAACATAAAAGTCTCGACCAAAAAAAGCAAGAGCAGGTTTCCCTTCTTTTCCTAATTCTGTCTCTACTTCTTGTCTGATTTTTTTATA